CAATGGTTGGTAAAGTGAAAGTTTTATCGGAAGTTCCACGCAATCGCTGGCATACCGCAAAGGACCATGTGAAAGACGCCTATTCAACGCTTAACGCAATGATAGAGCCTCCAATCTCGGTTGTGCGGAAAGTCAGCCGGTGGATGAGTCGATATGGCATCAAGACACGAGAGCGCGTCAAAGTAGCTTGGGCGCCCCTCTTGCCATATCGTGTGCCAAATAAACTTTCAGCGGCAAGAACGCGATTGACTAAAACAGGTCGACAAGAATGGGTAAAGTCAAGTTATGAGGAAGCACTAGATTGGCATGCTAGGTTATTAGCTAGTCCACTAGATTGTGATCCTCACACTCTCATTGATAGAACGGAATTAGTCCGTGAGTTCAATGGGAACCCTTACCATGATATTCACTTGAGTTACAACCGCAAACACCATCCATTGTTCGATTCCATTCCAGAAGGAATCGATGGCCTAGAACTCGCATCGGCAGAAGCCTTATGGCAATCTATGGAACGTTATGGGCCTCGAGACGATCCTAAGACGCCATTAACGGAAGAGGAGCGCGATAATATTGCTAGTGCATTGTATTGGCAAAACCCGCGATTATACGCGCACTCAAATCTGCTAAATAGCGATTGGGCCACACGCCCTAGAAATCTTCGAAAAATTATTAAAAACCTAAATGCCAGTGCAGGGATCCCCTTACTGCATTTGAAGACCAAGAAAGACATGTGGAAAACAGGCACTCTTCAAAAGGCCGCTCAGGCCGGAGTGGACTTGTTTTACGCTGATCAAATTTACCCCAGCGTGGTTCATGTCTTCCCAAAATCTTATGTAGTGGCTCGCCATAAAATAGACCCATCTCAAGGAGGAAGTTTGAGCAACTTACGAACTATCCTAGGCGTTCCTGTACATATACAGGTTCGAGGGCGAATTATAAATGGCGACATCAATGATCGTCGTGATCCATGGCATAGCCCAGGAAAGCCTGGCATGCCACTCACTGGGTCGGCATTCAACCGAATATATCAAGATGCGGAGCGTTTTAATCATCACTATTCTTTAGACGGCACAAAATATGACAGTACTGTGGCCAGACAGATCATGAACGTCAGTACGCGTATTCGTAAATTGGGCTATGCATGGCATCCCGATTACGAGCGCATTGCTTCAGTATTAGATGTCATGGAACAGTCACTCATGGAGGCACATTTAGTCAATCTCTGGGCAAAACCAGGTAGTCCCAAACGGACCATGTGGAAATTCGGAGGTTTGATGACAGGCCATGAGTCTGTGACAGAGGACAATACTGAAACCCTACAAATAGTCATAATCGCGACACTTTGTAAGATTTGGAATATGAGTCCCCAGGAAGTCCTGGGCTCAATGGCATTGGAAAATGTAGGAGACGACAATTTCTTTCATTGCAGCGAGCCTCTAGAAGAAGAGGCATTTTGTCGCACAGCATATGAATTGTCAGGCGTGACATTCAGGATAGAGGATCGATCTACTAAAGTTACGGGCATTGAATTCCTGAGCAAAACAGGATTCCCAATGACACCGGAAGATCTCCAAGAACTTGAAAGTTACGGCATTGATACGTCAAACCTAAAATACAAAGCCACTCACAATAGAAAAACCTTACTTATGCGATACGCCGGGCTCAAACAGGATGGTATGCATCGACGCAAAGCTGCCTCCAAAGATCCTTTTACGAGGGCCGAATATATGCTAGATCGTATCAATGGCTACGCCCAGCTGTGTGCACATCACCCCGATATATACCAATTCCTGCGCGAAGAGCGGGATTGGTATTTAGGGCAAATAAAACAGCAGGTCGTTTTAGAGCGTTTACGAAAAATGCGCAAACTTAAAATGCCTTCTTATTCAAAAATCATGCGACAATGGTATGCACCTTTGAATATTCCAATGAGCACTAAGGGATTGGTCCCGGTGTGGTTAGCATATTGGGATGCTTACAACTTAGCATTCTACAATGTTGATCGCAACTTGCGAACCCTTCGAAGCTCTCTCAATAGCTTGGATCCAGAGTTTTGGGATCTTCCAGACATCCCCTTGTATGACCTCCCGGTCAAAGCAAAGGGCTGGAAACCCACATTCCAAGTAGAGGAATTTATTTTCTGGCGTAATACCGAATATGACTGGCAAAAGACTGAAAATGGTTCATTAGATAAGTGTGCAGGTATTCCTTTATTGAAGAAAAGTGACATGGTGGCATTGGCCCGCCAAAGTCCATTCTTCGGTTGCACAGACATCGAACTATTTTGCCGGCATAAAATGCCGAGGCTGCAGGAAAAATTACTCGCACACCCAAATCCCAC